TGTTGAATGGGCTGAACGTAGCTCACACACAGAAAGGTATGAACATCATTCTGTTGAGCCACGTTGCAACCAAAGCTTACAAAGATCCTGAGTTGGAACCTTATGATCGCTGGGAAATGCGTTGCAACAAGAAGGTCAACGCACTGATAAAGGACTGGGTTGATTTTAATCTGTTCGCTAACTATGAAACCACCTTGATCAAGGATGGTCAGAAAGCGCGTGGCGTGAGCTACGGTAACCGCAGTTTGTTTACCAAGTTCGCAGCAGCGTATGACGCGAAGTCTCGCATAGATCTTCCACAGAAGATTGAGTTCTCATGGCAGTCATTCATGACTGAATACACCGCAGCGTTAGCTGCAAAAACTACAAACGAAGCAGCAGCTTAAGGAGCAGCATTATGGGTCTATTAGATCAAGGGATCGATGTAAGTAACATCGAAGCAAGTAAAGGTGGCGCATCTGAGCCAATGCCAGCAGGGGATTACACTCTGTCGGCAGCAACTTATGAAGAGCAACACTCTAACGCTGGCAACGAGATGATCAAGGTTGAGTTCAACATAGTTGGACCAAGCCATGCGGGTCGTAAGGTCTGGGAATATTTTGTACTCAACAACCAAGTGGCTGTGTCTCGCTTGAAGGCGTTCATCGGAGCTACTGGTCAGGATGTGTCACAGTCTTTGAACACCGACATGCTACGCGCTGCGATGGGTAAGCAGTTCACTGGTGTAATTAAGATTGAGCCAGCCTCCGGGCAGTATGGCCCAAGCAACAAGATTGCTGGGTTCAAAGCAGGCGCTGGGGCTGCACAGCCACGCGCTCAGACTGAACAGCCACAACAGGCACCGGCACAACCAGCCGCTGGTCTAGAGACAGCAAGCTGGTCGTAAGAAATTTGCAACTTCTGGCTATGTAGTATTGATTTAGCTAAAAGTTGCACATCAGTAGTAAGGCCAAGGGAGAATCCTACTTCCTAGTAGCACGTTCCCGTCCGTGTGGCCGAAGGCGGGACCAATTACGGGAGATATTATGCAAACAAATAAACAAAAGAAACGACTTAAGCGAAACACCAAATCGTTTCGCAAAGCATTACCTGCAAACGAAAGCGGGTCCAGAGACACTTTCTATGACGAACAATTGCGTAGTCACTGGAAAGAAATAAACAATCGTCCTTCAAAGAAGATAGGTCACAAGTAAATGAAACTAACAACCGAACAGATGGTAGCCCTATACGACCTAGAAACTAGTGAGATGATATCTTTGATAGCAACTTTATCTATGACGCTGTCGGCTAGGGTTAACTCAATTACAGCAGAAGAACTTTTGATGGATTCATCAATGGAAGATGACCTCCACTAGGCAGGGCTGTTTAGACCAGGGGCTTTCCAATGTCCTATTAGCGTGTTCCCGTCCGCGTTGGTCGATAGGCGGGGCCAATATAATTCTTTTGCGTAAAAGCATCACGCTAAAGAAAAGTATGTATAGCCTCCACTAGGCGGGGCTGTTTTTAAAAACAAAGCAACAAGAGATAGATATGAAAGCACCAAGCAAAAAAGAAGTGACAGAGCAGTTGAAAGAAGAGATCAGGCTCCGCAGCCTGGATCAAGAGCGTCACATCCGCACTACTCAGGAACTTCGCGCAGCAGAGAAGCGCATCGAAGAGCTTGAGCAACTAACCAAAGGCACTGATTCCTTTCAAGTCTCGCACCCTGCCAATTTATTTTGGCACCGCTACGCTGACCACGGTCTGCGGATATACACGCATGGGGATGACCATGATGACAGCAAGCAATTGCTGACTAGGATACCCCTTTTCACTAACTGCCACGGCGAACCCGATACGCAGAGCAAGATAGAAATCTTGTTGAAGTTGCAAAAGTTGCTGTCTGAAGCCTACGAGTCTTTCCCCGACGAACACATTGGGGTGGAGATCTTCATGGCAGAAAATAACGTGAATGCTTAAATGAATGATGCGTATGAAGAATGGCTTGCTAAAGGTAATAAGCCAACTCAGCTTCCAGATGATGCAACTGTTGGTGATACCAGGCCGTGCATAAACTGTGGGCAACTCAAGCCAATGGCTGAGTTTACGCAGTTCAAAGGACGATTAAAGTGTCAAGCTTGTTACCAAAGAAAAAGCAAAGGCTTTGTAATGAAGGAGTGATCATGAATGAACCAACACGCGAACAGGCAGAGGCATCAGATCCTGCCGCCCCATGGAACAAACCCGACGCAGAGTTTTGTGACAAGCATCCTGATGAAGAGATCGACACTGCTTGGTACGAAGACTGCGATTCGCCTACCGGATGGCATGCTCATAAGTACTGCCCAGTCTGCGAGGCACTTGCCCACCTAGATGAAGGGCAACTGTACTGCGAAGACTGTTACAAGTCTGACCTTGAGTACGATCCAGATGAAGGGTTCTATTGTTTAAATTGTGATGCATATGCAGAGGGAGTAAACACTCATGCAGGACATGAATGAAGAGTTTGAAATTGAAATGCCTGGCGCGGATGAAGAACATCAGTACGCCCTGCAACTAATAAAGAACATGGCTTCTGTCGCGGATGATTTAGATCCAGACATATTTGCAGAGACTATGTTGATCTACGCAGTAACCTACCACTTGTCGAGCGGCAACACAGAGATAGTCCGCGAACTTCTATCCAAGGCTTTAGCCTCAGAAGAAGAAGAGCCGATGGTATGTCACTAATGAAGTTAAGGTACTACCAAGAAGAAGCGATTGATGCTGCGCTGCATTGGTTTGAGACTCAATCAAGCCACCCTTTAATCGTACTACCCACAGGTGCTGGCAAGACAATAGTCTTCGCCAACCTGATCAAACAATTATTTGAGCGTGAGCCTGACTGCAGAGTATTGATCCTCGCACACCGGCAGGAGCTCGTGTCTCAGGCTGAAGATAAGCTTAAGAAGGTATGGCCCTGCGCCCCGTCAGGCATTGTTGCTGCAGGACTCAGGCAGTTTGAAGTTGATGCGCGCATTGTTATCGCCAGCAGAGACACCCTGGCAACGCCTAAGCGATTGATGTCTAGTGGGCACTTCGATTACATCATTGTCGATGAAGCACACCACGTTTCACCAGACCAGAAGACGCGCTACCGAAAGATCTTTGAACACTTTGCGCTTGAGCAATGGAGTGAACCTAGAATCCTAGGCGTAACAGCTACACCATTTCGTATGGGCCAAGGCTTTATCTATGGCTTAGACGATCACTTCTTCTCAGGCGTAGCTTACAAGGTAGGTATACCTGAGATGATCAAGCAGGGTTATCTGTGCCGTTTGTCTGCGTTCAAGGTAGATGATGAAGCAGTGATCGATGCATCTACTGCGCGGGTCAAGTTCAAGGGCGGTGACTACCGCGAGTCAGACATTGCAATGCTTGCCATGGAAGATCACACCATGCTTGCCATCGTTAACGACTGGATCGACAAAGCGTACAGCAAGGGCAGACTAAGCAGTGTGTTCTTCTGCATCACCGTAGACCATGCCAATAAGATGTGCATGTACCTGAAACAGGCAGGCATCGAGGCTGCTGTAGTGACGGGGGAAACCCCACAAGCAGAGCGAGAAGACATCCTTGAGCGTTTTGAAGACGGCAAGATCAACGCGCTATGTAATGTATCTGTTCTCACTGAGGGGTGGGATGCCCCGCGAACTGATTGTATAGCACTGCTCAGGCCCACCAAGTCACTTGGTCTGTACATACAGATTTGTGGCCGAGGCATGCGGACCTGGGGCGAGAAGAAAGACTGCATGCTGCTGGACTATGGCGAGAACATGCAGCGCCATGGGTGTATTGATACGGCCAAGCCGCCAGCACCTGAGAAGGAAGAGGACAAGACTCCTAAGATCTGGATCTGCGATGAGTGTGTAGGTGTAAACGACTACGATGTATATACCTGCGCTGAGTGTGGTGCTGATCGTGTTAAGCAGATGGTAAAAGAGCAGCAACTACTGATAGGCGCGATGGAAGAAGAGAAGGATGCCGCCACATCCAGGCAAGCAGCCGCAGGTTCTGTCTTATCAGATGAACTAGAAGACCCTGCTGAGAAACAAGAACGTATCAAAGACATTGATTATGTGACCGCTGAGAAGAAAACATCTAAGAGCGGTAACGAATACTTGAACGTAATGTTCTCAACACCTGGCGAGTACTGGCCCCAGAGCATGCCGATCATGCTGGGCATGAGGGGTAAGGCTGGGATGATGGCCGAGAAGAAGTGGAGGGCATTGACCAGCCAATACAAGTGCCCTGAAGATATTGATTGGGCTGTGCATCAAGTGAACGTGCAGAACAATATGAATCACATTAAACAAATCACTGTAAGAAAAGAGGGGAAATACTGGAATGTTGTCAGCGTCCATTTTTGAAAAGATCGATGAGTCTATTGCAGCAAAAGAAGGCCGTAACCGTGGGCACCTAGGGTTCAGCGGCATAGGAGATGATGATGAGTACCGACAATGGATGGGCTTCCGCTGGTGCTTACCATCTACATTCGGCGGCAGGATGCTGCGCTTGTTTGACTTGGGCAACCGCATCGAGGATCAGATCGTAGATAACATTCGCGACACAGGAATTATATCTATTGCCTCGCATGATAAAGATGGCAACCAGTTCCGGGCATCGTTCCTTGGCGGTCACTTCGCAGGCTCTTGTGATGGCCTTCTCAAGGGCGTACTGCCACCACCTGATGAAGAAGTTGTCTTACTCATGGAGGTCAAGAGCGCAAACGACAAGCGGTTTAAGGAGCTCGTTAAGCTACAAAGCTATGAGGACTGGAGTGATTCATACCGCGTACAGATCCATGCGTACATGGGCGCGCTTGGTTTGACCAAATGCATGGCTGTTGTGATGAACAAAAACAACAGCGAGATATACTCTGAAATCATCGATTACAAGCCACAAATCTGGGAGCGTGCCCAAGAGAAGGCTGAACGTATCATCTGCAGTGACAAGCCTGACATCAGTACTCGCCGCTCAGAAAAAGACTGGCGCATGAAGAACGAGCCTAGTGTGTACAAGGACATCTACTATGGTCGGCGGTTACCTGAGTCAGTCAACTGCAGGAACTGTGTGCATGTTAAGCCACTCACAACATCCAATGGTGCGGTTTGGTACTGTGGTCGTAGCAATAGATCCATACCGATTGAAGAGCAGCCACTAGGCTGTAAGGACCACATGTGGATACCTGCGCTGGTGAACGCAGATCATATCCCTGCTAGGAGCACGCCTGATGGCATGGCTTATCAAGCAGGTATCTTGGAGTTCTATAACGGCAAAGGCCCAGACGGGGCTGAGTATGAGTACAGTAGCGCAGAGATGCGTGAGCTATCGAAGACCAACTTCAATACGCAGATGATGATTGATGGTGAGAAGATTAGGGCTGAGTTCCCTGGTAGCTACTACGACAACATGGATGAGAGCACGCCTGGGTTTTAGTCCCAGGATCGTGGGTCTTTAACGATCAGTATCTTGGTGCCTGGGTATAGCGCCTCAACAAGTTTCTTCTTGAGCGTGAACACCTGGGTTATCAATCCCTTAGTATCCTCTATCACCACCTCACCATCACGCTTATAGCGGAAGTCCGCAACGTATGAGCAGATCTTCTTGTCCTCACCATTCACAGTAACAACACATGGGAAATCAATCTGGACTTCTAGGTCAGATATCTCACCGGCATCTTCGTATCGTTTAAGGATTTTATACCGAGCGGCTTCAAGCTTTGAGTCAAAGACGATCCCATCGTACTCAGTCTTCTTGGCGAAGTACTTGTTCTTCTTCGGTGCCTTCTGAGGTATCAAACTAATCTATTCCTAGGAGTTTGTTTAACTCTACCTGCTTCAATGCATCTACACCACGACCAGCAAGAGACTTCGGTGGTGCCGGTGGTACAGGCGCTCCTGTCTGAGGTGGTCCAAGTGGCGTGCCAGTCTGTGCTGGGGGCATTGGAGCCGCAGGCTGTGCTTGTGCAGGAGGTTGAGCCGCAAGTTGTTGTGCAGCCTGTGCTTCTGCTGCGGCTTCTGGTCTGAAGAACTTGCCCTGTAATTCTTGACGCACTTCATTCATAGCTTCAAAGTCAAATGGGTTTGCAAGTTTATTTTCATTTGCAGTGAAAGCTTTGTTGATTGTTTCAGTGCTTGGAAAGAATGTATTAAATCTACCAGCCAACAAGTAATTTATCTGAGGAACTTTTGCTTCCTTTAAGGATCTTGCAATTTCTGCATCAGACATACCAAGTGTACGAGCATCTTCAATGGCCATGTTTAAATCACGAAGTGCCTTAAACCTTTGTTCATTTGAAACAAGGTACGCCTTAGTAAGATCTTCAGCATTAGCCCTTCCGCGAGTCTTTGCAAGTTGATTAAAAATACCGCCAGCAGATGTAACCTGCTGTCCCGCCTCATAACCTCTATACCTTAGAGAATCTAAGATTGCAGGCTTAACTGTTTTAATACCAGTGAGAGCTTCCATAAACTCACCAGCAGGATC